GAAGGTGTAAGACCAGATCAAGTGTCGGAAGCAGTTTACAATGATCCTAATTATGATTGGGTCATTTTACTCACAAATCAAATCAAGGACACTAAGAATGATTGGCCACTGAGTAGTGCTGAGTTCGAAAAACTTGTGACAAAAAAATATCCCAATGCCTTTGCTATCAGGCACTGGGAAACAAAAGAAGTTAAAAATGACATTGGTGAAGTTGTTCAACCTGGAAGAATGATTGTTGATTACAATCCAAACAACCCAGATTCCTATAAACTCCGTTATATCAAATCGTACAATCCTTTTGTTGAAGAGATTGAAAATGGTTTGACATTATTAAACTCAGTGAGTCATTATGAGTACGAACAGGAATTAAACGAAAAAAGGCGTTTTATTCAGATTCTCAAACCAGGGTACTTACAGTCATTTGTAAGTATTTTCAAATTATCAGTAGATTACCAAAATAATGAATATTTGGGTCAAAGTTCTGATGTTAGAAAAACACTGAATAAGACTAGTATCTTTAACAATGTTTCACTGAATAGTGTCTGAAAAACCCTACGGGCAAAAAATATGCCCGAATTTTTTTTTCGCCTTTTTTTGAACTAAAAGTCAATTTTGGTACAGGTGTCACGATTTTTTCTTAGGTACTTGTGTACATAAGAATCAACATCCATGTCCATCTTATAATGAGCATGGAGATGTACTCCCTCTATCAGAGCAAAGAATGCTAGAAGGAGTACAATCGCCATCTTCATCAGTCTTCCTCAGCGAGGCGAGCGAAGTAGGAGAGGGTATCATCGTCATCCACAGGGGCACGACGAGGGGCAGCAGCGACTGCCACGGGTTCAGGAGCACTCTCTACAGTGCGACGGGCAGCGAAGTTAGGGCGACTGGATGCCACGATGTCAGGCGTACCAAAATCATTCTCATCCTCAGCAGTCTCACGGTCAAACTTTTGTTTGCCACCACGACCCAGAACAACATTCAGACGCGACTCCAGTTCAGCATAAGACTTGAAGTTCTTAGCATCCATGAACTCTGCCAGAGAGTATTCGCTGCGCCACAGTGCTTCCAGTTCGGAGTCACTCAGGTCACCAAGCAGTGAAGGAGAAGCAAACTCAGACTTGTCATAGTTCCAGTAACCTTCAACCTTACGGATCTTCAGTTTGAAGTTAGCACCTTCCCAGAAATCAAAAGGATTGATGGGAGTTTCATCTTGGAACTCAGGTTGCATCGCTGCCTGAATCTTATCAAAGATCTTCTTACCAAACTTGAACAGGAAGACCTTACCCTCGTTAGAAGGATTAGCAGGGTCACTCACAACATAGATGTTGGAGTAGTAGGACAGTTTACGCTTCTGCTTGCGAGCGATTTCCTTATCGCTATCAAGACCACTGTTCCAAAGAGTGCGGTTCAGTTCGGACACAGGATCTTTCTGACCCAGAGTAGTCAGAGAGTTTTCGATATACCAACCACCAGGACCTTGGAAACCATGGGACCAGACCTTCGCCCAGGGAAGTTCTTCACCATCAGGAGCGGGCAGGAAACGGATCACGGCATAACCGTTACCAGTTTTATCCATCTCGGGTTTCCAGAAACGATCATCTGAACTGCCACCAGTTGCTTGGAGTTTGTCAATCTCCTTCGTCAGACGATCAAAACCAAATTTAGAGCTGTTTTTAAGATCAGCAAAAGACATTCGTATTACCTCGGATTAAGTGTATTTGTTGGATTGCGATGACCCAACTGGATCATCATAACCTATTTAGAGATCCCCGTCAAGCACCTGCTGGCGGACATTCTCCATGTTTTTCTTGAAACCATCATAAATCTCCATCATGTTCATCTTCTTGGTGTCCATGCCCAGCATGGTAGCAGCATTTCTGAACTGTGCCTTCATTTCATTTGCGTCTGGGTCATCGGACAGGTTCAGACGCATATAGAAGACCTTCTGCCGTTCGATCAATTCAATCATAGCATCGAAGAAGTTTATTTTATCATCAGTCTCCATCATCGTGATGAAGGGCATCCTATTCAGGATTTCCTGCTGCTTGAGACTAATCTCCTCAGCTTCTTTTCGTACTATTTCTGAATCGAAGAAAGACATTGGTGATCTAAAACCTTTTCCTTTAATGTATGCTTATATTTAACAGTATCGATGGACACAAATGGAGAATACTTGATGACGGTTCTCCTTACATCCTTCCACACAAATTGTTCAGTAATTTTCTGATCAAATTGAGGGATGAAATTAAGAATCTTATTTAAGATAACAAAAGTTTCTATCGAAATCTGTTTACCCAAAAGATATTTTAACAGTGGAGGATGAGTTCCATCAAGTTTAAACAACTGATCGAACTCTTGTACCTGTTGTAGGATAAAGTCTACATCTTCACTAAACTTATAGTGTAGACTTTCCATCCGTTTTTTCCATGACTGATAGTTTTCATCACCATCAGTTCTTATCATGTTACCAATCCACCCTGTAGGATTAGTAATAAAATTAGCGACGAAGTATGGAAGGATTTCAGACTCTTTCATTCTGTTAGTAAGTTTTTTAAAGAAGTATCGATCCTTCCTCTTCTCAAAATTAGCCTCGGTTGCTCTAGTACCACCTTTGAATTTAAAATAATCATAACTGTCGGTTGTGAAGTGTAACTTCAGTGCGACATACATTTTATAGGATTCAAAAGCGGTCATATAACAAGGCGGGCTTTAGATGATCGTTTCATGAAGTTCAGACGCTGAGCATCATACTTCAGTTTTTCTTTCAGTGGTTTTGAAATTAGTTTTGAAACAGTTTCAAGTTCAATATTCTGTTCAGCACAGTAATGAATAATACATTCGATGTAATTCATACTACCGTTACTTACTTTCATCAGGTTCTCAATTTCCATCGAGAACTTCGAAGCAGTCATAAATTTCTCTTCCAAAATGTCATTAAGGTTGTCCTTAGACATTGGCAAACTTTTCTCCCTTGTGATAGTTAACAAACTCATTAATGTACTGCTCCAATAGTTTCGCATAATACATTGTATCATACTTTTCAAATAATTGTACCTCACCATCCTCACACGCTTGGATGATGACCAGTTTTTCTACTTCAATTCCAGTGAGGTCGTGATAAAGAACACCATAGGCGGCGCATTGAACAAGATAATGTTCAATCCATGCTTCTGGTTTTTGTTTACGAGAGGTTTTGAAATCAACGATTGCTAGTTCACCTTTATACTCAGCAATACAATCGACGCGACCAGCGAGACCAAAATACTCGCTATACAATGGAGCCTCAAGAGCATGAATATTATTTATATCATCCAAATAAGGCTTGGCATTTTCAAACAACTGCCATGGCATTGAAATTTGTTCCGCAAGATCCCTTGGAGCTACATCAAGGTTGTTCAGGTAGTCTTCAGTATACTTGTGGAACTTTGTGCCGCGTGTAGTTCCTTGTTTTGAAATACGATCTGCTTCTACATCTCCCACCCGTGCTCGCCATTCAGCGATACTCTTACGAGATTTTAATGAAGTAATAGATGTGATGGAAGGAAGTTGAGCACCACTAGGAGTGCGATAGTAACGCACTCCATTTACAGTACTGGGTTCAGGAAGATCAATAAGAGCATTACCAATGTGATTAAACATAATTACAAACCAAGATTCATTTTACTTACAAGGTACGATTTTACCAGACCAGAACGAACAATGTCGTCCACACCGAACTCAACTGAACTAAACTCCTTCATGTTCTCAAGAATCTTCATGAAATCAATGATGCCATTCTTCTCATGCTGTTTCACGAGATCAGTCTGAACAACATCACCACAGAACATGATCTTAGAGTTCTCACCAACACGAGTGATGATCGAATCAAGTTCGTGGAAGTTCAGGTTCTGGCATTCATCAATCAGAAGGATAGCATTATCAAATGTAGTACCACGGATGAATGAGGTAGACCAGAAAGAAATAGTTCCCTGAGTCTTCAGATTAGTATACAACAATTCGAAAGCATTGTCATCAGGCATCTTGAACATGTACTTAACCATGTTCTTATAAGGAATCTGATACAAGGAAGATTTATCCTCATGATCACCAGGAAGGAAACCAATCTCCCTCGTAGCAACCAGAGAGCGAACGATGTAAATCTTTTCGTATGGTGTCCTCTCATTGAGAACATCTTTGAGTGCTAGGTAAAGAGCGATGAATGTTTTACCAGTTCCCGCTGCTCCATACGCAAACATGTTTTGATCCATACCATAATCATGGAAAAACTTTTCCTGATTCTCTGTGAGTGGTTCAATGTCCTTGAGGAAATCAAGGTTGATTGGTTTTTTACGCTGCATTTGTTTGTTGGACATTCCGAATGGTACGGGATTAGCAGATCTTTTTCTTGGCATAAAATCAAGTATAACGGGACAGATTAGCACCAGGATGACGCGCTTGTACTTTTTGCATCACCTCTTTGAAACCCTGGGATTGTTTGGGTTCACCATATATAGTACCACCAATCCCAGCGGTCCAGTCTTTATCCCAGTCGGGATTTTCTTTTCTCCACTCGTCGTATTCTTTCATCGACATGTAGAGTTCTTTGGTCTCACCAGTTTCTTTATGTTTAACAGGATATGTAGGCATAATTAATTCGTTGGTTAAGTATCTAGGTCAAATCCAATCTGGTTTGCGGGATGGGTTACGAAGATAATTAGATGTAACCCAAGGTTTGGATGCGATATACATTTTGTAAGCAGTAAAAGTGTCAATGCTTGTGTTATGTTTAAACTCATCGGGCATAGCGCGAACGAACGGTGTTGGATCTTTTCCTGAGCGCCCCGTAGGATCGCCTGTGGGGAAGATCTCGCGAGCATGGAGCAGAGTATTAAAGCAGGTGTGGACCTTGCCGTAACGCGCCTTATACTCCTCACAGAGGGCGAATCCGTGAGCAATTAACCATTGCCAGTTCATTACAAACTCAGATGCCCATTTAGTACAGGGATGATTACGAAAAGCACCCTTCTCTGTAGCATAAGGAGTACCGTCTGCTTTAGGAAGAGTGCCGAACCCATGACCCCATTTGTCAGAAGCAATAATAGAAAGCATCTGACAAGTTTCTAAAGGCATCTTGACAATGTGTTTGTCAGGAAGAATTATAGCAGAAACATAAGGAGATGGGTCTGTCACAAAGATGTTCATTGTTATTCAATCATAAGGGATGGAGCATCTACACAATCAGCACAACCATCACGGGTCCAACCGAGTGCTTCAGATACTGATGGGAATTGACAGGTAAAGATACACTTGATTTCGTTAGCAATATCCATGTGTTCCTTCTGTGTACCATGACCAGAACGAAGATCAATATAATGGATCCACGAACGAACTGAGCCTGTCATGTACAGTCTAGTGGGAGTTGCCAAAGGCAGAACAAACCTGGCACATTCCTTAGCAATACCATCGTCCAACATCTGTTGATACAAATCCATAGCATGTTTGAAATGATC